TTGCTTTTATTTTTACTATGTTTTCCATAACTTTTGTTTTAAAAAAATCCACGGCAGTATAATGCTACCGTGGATTTAATATATAAATTATTTTGTAGCAGTACAAATTAATTCTCCACATGCTTGTGGGTTCTTAATCATAACACCACACTCTGTTAACATATGAACAGAATATCCGTCCTTGTTATCAGATCTCATTGTGTTCACAGATTTAGCAGGATCACCATATGGGTCGATAGAACCAGCAGTGTGCCATACTAATTGCTCAGAATCCTTCTTGTACACTTTCTGAATGTTAGACTCTCCACCTTGAGTACCGAAGTCCAAGATTGTGAATCTATAAGATTCGATTGGTCTTCCAGTTTTCCAGTGTAATTGTCTGTTTCTGATAGTGTTATCATATAAAGGTAAGTGCTTTAAAGTGATTCTTGTTCCGTTTAAACCTTCATAAGTCTTGAACTGTCCACCTAAGTTTAAGTTCTGACCAGATCCAGTTACGAAAGTAGAATCAACTAACTGATATTGAGAAGCAGAATCTTTCATTGCTCTATCAAACTCAGCAAAACCATACTCTCCAGTGAAAGCTACGAACTCTCTAGAAGACTCAGGTGTTACGTTATAAGATAAGTCAATTAAGAAATCTCTGATGATATCCTCAGTTAACTCAGTATATTCTCTCTTGTTAGCAGAAGCAATTTGCTCTCTGATACCAGCACCCTCATATACAGGTCTTCCGTTGTCACCTTCCATAGAAGTAACCCCTCTAGCATCTGCAGAGTAAGTAGAGTACCATAAAGAAGCCTCTAACTCTCTGTACCATTGTGCCATTGCTTCCCACTCAGCATATCTTGTCCAAGTAGTAGTTGTTTGTCCTGGGTTCTCTGGATCAGCTAATTGAATAACTAATACATCAGTAGCCGCAGATCTAGTAACCGTATATGACTTTCTTAAAGTAGTCATGTGGTTTCTCATCTTGAACGGAGTACTGAAGTGAGTTTGACCTCCAGTAGAGAATTCAGGTACTGTAGTATATTCTTTAGAGAAGAATTTACCAGCAGTAATTAAAGTTGGGTCCATGAACGCATTAGGATCAGGATTAGTTAATCTAACAGTATATACCCATGCAGAACCATCGAAAGTAGGATCTTCCATAACTCTCACTCTGTATGCTCTATCGTCAGCAACTAATACTTCTTGTCTTGCGAACCACTTCTCAGCGAATTTGATTCTGAAAGGTTGGTTGAATTTACCTGGAGTAATTCCTCCATCTTCAAAGTTACCGATAACCTCGATAGCTTTTTCATCATCCCCTTGTAAGAACCATTCATATTCTCTGTTAGCAATTTCAGTAGATCTTCCCATTCCAGACGTTAAGTACTGTAAAGGGTTAGCTCCTTGAGCACCGAAGATCCTAGAAACAACAGTAGACATTGTGTGAGGCTCACTTAAGAACGCTCTAGATAAATGGTTTTGCTCAGTTAAACCAGCATGCCATTTAGTTTTGTAAAGTTGTAATCCGTTAATCATTATAAATGTTTAAAGTGTTTAAAGAACTTTCTTAAATCCAGAAAAGTCAGATCCTAAATTGTCGTCAGGTGAACTCGTTTTTCTCTTCGATTTAAGTTTGTTAGAGCTATCAGTAGCTTTTTGTAACTTAGATTTCAGATCAGAGACAGCTTTAGTCTTTGCTTTCTTCTCGACTTTCGAAAAATTAAATTTATTAAAATAAAACCAGGCCATTTTTAATTGTGCTTCTGGGTCTGACTCGTTATCTAATTGTAACTGAGTCTTTCCTGTCTTACGGTCAATCTTAGTAATGTAATCGTAGAAATTGTCTTTCTGTTTCTTTCCAGAAAATTCAAATCCTGCGATATCATCTCTTTTTAAGATATCTTCCTTAAGATCCGCCATGAACTTCTCCTGTTGTTCTTGGTAAGCAGCAGCTTCAGCTTTTTGACGTTCAAGCACTTCTTTTTGCTCTTTCTCTTGGTACTGTACCATTTTAGAAAGTGCACGTTTAGCTTTCTTTTCTAGAATACCTCCATCAATGAAGTCTTCTATTTCTTCAGCAATCTCATCTGCATTATAACCTTCCTTTGCAAGTTGGTTATATACAATCTCTCTTTGAGCAGCCTCGTTAGTTGATAATGCATCAGGATCAATTCTAGTATAATCAATCTTCGCATAAGCATCTACGAAATGCTGTGGATCACCTCCAGCTTTAACGTAATCTACAAAGTTCTTTGCCACTTCTGGTAAAGAATCTTTATATTCATTTACTTTTTCATTTACTGTCTTATCAATAAGCGCAGCAAATCCTTCCTCGCTATCTTCAAAATCTTCTCCTAAATCAGATAATAATCCTTTATCGGAAAACTCAGATGCGATAGTTTTAAAAACAGAATCTTCAATCTCCTCTACTTCTTGTTTAGCTGGAGTCTTATCTTCTACTTTTGGTTCTTCTTCAGTAATAGTTTCTGTTTCTTCTTCTTCTTCTTCAATTTCTTCTATCGAATCAACATGCTTGATTTCAATAGTATCATCTTGTTTAGTCCTCTTATCTACGATTTCAGACTTTTCTTCAGTTGCTTCTTCTGTAGGTTCGTCTTTAAAAGTAACTTCCCCTAAAGGTCCCTCTGGAATAGAGTCTACCTCTTTAATCTCTCCCATAGGAATAGAGTCAGCTGCTAATAAATTAAATCCTTTAAAATCTTCGTTACTCATAAAAATATGTTTTGTTATTTGATACGAATAAAATTACATAAAAAGTTTGTTCTATAATAAAAAAAATTATATTTTCTTACTTTTTAATCGCTTTTGTATAGCGAAAGTTAAAAGCCCTCTGTGTATAACAGAAGGCTTTATATTATTTCTCAGACTTCTTAGCATTTGCTTGAGATCTCTTTAAACTTAATTCTTTTTCTTTTAAGTCCATTGTATCCTCATGTTTCCTCTTTTCAAGCGCTAACTTCTCACGATCTAAGTCTTGTTTTACTTTATCGACTTCTTCATTTCCGTCTTCCTGCTTAGAAGCTGCATTAATTAAGGCAACATCAATCTTGTTCTGTCTATCAGCTTCTTTATGATAGTCTTCTCTTTGTTGCTTTCTTTCTTCTGCTTGAATTTGTTGCTGTTGCATTTGCATCTGAGCCTCTTGCTCTTGTTGTCTTTGCTGCTGTTGCATCATCTGAACATCTGCCTCTGCTTTCTTAAGTTTATTCTTAATATCAGCTACAGAATCACTCATCATAATACTAGCAACGTCAGACAACTGAATAACTCCTGATTGAAGTGCTGGTTGTGCTAATGCTTTCAGACTTTCAATTGATTGTTCTTCTTTTGTGCTATTTGCAATATATACACCATACTCACTAGCAGAGTATTCGTCACCGTCAATATTTATAAACACTCTACTCATGTCATCCATGATATAGTTTATCTTTTTACCATTCTTCCAAGCAATCTTAGATACATCTAATAATCCTTCAAGAACTCTTCTTTTAACTTCGTTATGGAAATTAAACCAATACTCTGTAATATGTGAAGACTGTATAGTAGCCCTTTCAACATTTCCTACCATTTCAGAACTAGAGATCTGTCCTTGTCTTTGTCTAGATACTCCTGATAATTCACCTAGCTGCTCCTTGATAGACTCAAGCATCATTACATATTGGTTAATCACGTTACCCATTGTAAGGTCTACTGATTGGAATTGGTTAAATTGTGGGTTTTGCCCTCTCTTACCTTCTTCTTGTGAGTTGATGAACATTACACCCATCGCATCCATATAGTACATCCACTTATCTACGTCCCATCCTTCAGAAGCTGGGATTTGTGCAATATCCATTAATGCCATTCTACCTTTAGATTTAGCGATAGCCAATTCTAATCTGTAGTAGATAATGTTATATAAATACTGGAATGTCTTCATTCTATCAATCAAAGACACTGCCTCTGAGTTCATAGCGTTGTAGATATATCCAATATATCCCAATTTACAAAGAGATGGATTATCCATACTTCTTCTTTGGTTAGGCTTAGCTTGGATTCCTAAATAAATATCATCTCCAATCTTTGTACCTTCCCATACTTCAGAGATCCACTCCCATGTTAATTCCATGTTTGTTTCTCCCATATCGAACATGTAAGTAGTTCTACCAAACTCATTCTTTTTCTTAGATGCTCCCTCAGGTACTTTAAACTCTTCGTCAACTATATCTTCAACATGCTCACCTGTTTCATCAGTATAAGAAATGAATCCGACTTTCTTCATAGATCTCCACTCACAATGTAAAACTCTGATTGTACCATCAGTACCCTTAGTTCTTCTAGAACCATTACTAGCATTATATGCATCAGTACCTTGTATTCTAATCTCACTAGAAGGGTAGTTAATCTCTGGTGCGTCTTGTCCGAATCCTTGTGATCTTCCTGAATTAGTTTCAATGCTGTGTATTTGCTTGTCCGATAACTCTTCATGGAATTGGTCTAATATTGTAGCAGGTGTTAACCATCTCTCTTCAGCGACTGCAATTGCGTCTTCAATGTAAGGAGAATCTGGGTCCATAACAACTCCTAAGTCTAAAGGATTCACAACTCTTACATGTGGTTCTCCTCCTCTTAGTCCTACATAGTAACATTCTTCAGATCCGATTAATGCATGTTTAAATCCTTCGTTAAATTTATAATCTAAATATTGTTGCTTTCTTAAGTATGTAAGAGACCTCTGTCCTGTAATCTCTCTGATATCTCTATACGTGTAAGTAAGATACCTCTCTACTTCTTGTGGGGTTTGAGGCATTCCTTCAGGAACTTCTTCCCCTGGCTCAAGTCCCATTGCAGCATTAAGTTTTGCTGTAACGATCTCCATTAATAATTCTTTCCTCTTCTCACCTATCTTAGTAACCGCATCCTCATTTACAGAAATTACTCTATAAGGGAAAGGACGTTTCATTTCCTCACCAAGAAGTAAGTTGATTTTAGGAGATAGAATATCATAGTGCCTTAACTCTGCAGGGAAATCATTAGCGTTTAACCCATAAGGACCAGTAACATATTCAAAATCGCTAGCATCTAACTTTCCGTTTGCTAGGTCATAATTTATTTGCTTTCTGTAAGTAGACGATCTTCCATTATATGTATCGGAATTAACTAACCCCTCAATTTCATCAATGTTTGCTTTTCCCCACTCTTTTGTCTTCTTCGACATTGAGAGTTTTTGTTTAGGTAAGTTTTGTACTGTATGCATCAATTTGTGTTTTATCTAAAACTACTGTTATTTCCTTTTCTAAAATAAGTCCTCTTACTATTAAAGAACTTGTACTTGTTTTGTGACTGTTCTGAAACCTCATCTGCTTTCACGTTATAGTTCTCATGACTATGAAGCATACAGAGCATCATTGCAATCACACGGTCAAAGTTACCGTCTTTTGTATATGCTATTAACTCTTTCAGTAGTGGAATAGAATAAATAGAATGTAAATTCAACTTATGCTCTCCATCTTCTCCATCCCCTCTCTTTTCTAATAACCAGTCTCTAAGGTAAATCTCAGCTTGCCTTTTAATAGGCTCACTCATATGAATACCATATCCTCTGTGTGTTTTAGAGTTAGCAACAATATTTTTAATAATCCCAGGCTGTTCTTTCAACAGCCCCAAACTCTTCTTTTGTTGAAAATAAGTCTTTAATCCTGACAAGTTATTTTCGTAAAGAGTCTGTGCATTATAATACGTTAAAAGTTTCCTTACGTTTTCATAGTAATCTTCAGCTCTCTCTGGACGTGCCGTATACTCTGCAACTGGGAGATTATATGTTCCATCAAAACTTTGGAATGTTTTATATACTATAGTAGATCCTAACGAGTTTGTACCCGAAGTATCTTGGTCGTATGGGTCAGTTCCTGCTATATAAAGACCAAATGGAATGTTACCATGCCCATCTTTATATGGATGTTCCCAAATCACAATACATCCTTCTGTATCTTCACCATCTTTAAGGGGGAACTTGGTAATAGGATTTAAATCCGCATTCGGAGACCATTTAACTCTATCTTCTTCCCAGTAAAGGTCTCCAATTAAAGATAGGTTCTTTGCTTTGTTTTCTGTTTCTAGTACTCCTAGCCAAGCATTTAATTCAATTGTAGGGAATAAATTTCCACTTACTCTTAAGAATGCTTCACGTGGAGTTTTAGGAGATTGAGTAATATATTTCTCCCACGTTCTTCTTGAATCAGAACGCTTAATAATATCCCTTTCTTTATCTAGATAATACTCTGCAGCTTCTCTATTAGAGTTACCGTCATCATCAACCATCTCTACAGCTGTACCGTCTTCCATTACTACTGTACCTGGTTTATACCACATATCATCAATAAATAATCCAGCGGGCGTTCCTTCAGCACCTTCATCCCAAATGTTTTCAAATGGACGTAACCAGTACTTTTCAGGATTATAGAACATCTCAGCAAAATCATTAGATCCTCCTTCCATGTCACCCCCTGTTCCAAATATAATAGGCATCCCAATCATTACATCTCCATCTCTAAAACATGGAGCAGTAATCATATAAGAGTCGATTAGGTTGGGCCATTTACCTGCCTCCTCAAATATAAAGAAGTCAGCAGACTTACCAATCGCAGCTGAGAAGTTGTCCTTAAAGGTAAGGGTATAAATCTCAGAATTATATCCAGACCAAACTTGGTTACCATCTACAACCTCTTGAAATCTTGCTTTAATGAAGTCCCTTCGATCAGGGTTTCTCCTTCTCTTCCAAGCCGTATGCTTATTTAGGAAGTTTGACATTTCAAGGGCCATAGCCATTGTAGCATTAGAATACTCCGCAAGGAACGCACCTATAATGGATGTTGAGTTCTTTAGGAAGTTATAATTCCATACTGCCAACGCTCCATTCTTATACGAGAATCCTTTCCTTCTGGCTTTAGCCACGATTAATCCTTGTCCATTTTCTCTAGCCTTTTCTACTTCATGAAAGAAGTAGTAGTCCATATCTAGAAATTTAGGGAATGTAAGTATCTTTCTTTGTACTCCTGAATCTTCTACTGTTGCTTTAATCTGACAGTAGTTGAGGTAGAAATACATAGGCCCTGTAATACGAACACCATCTACTACATAACCATCTTTACATCTTCGGGTTTCTTCATCCCAAAAATCTTTGTACGCATATGTACCATAAGGAGCGTTAGTGTACGCACCAGTAGTCAAGAAACTCATAGCAGCAGGAGAAAAGCGTTTCGTATCTACGAATCCTCCTTCTACGATTTCTAAATTATTTAATTGTA